GAAGATATTAGACAGTACTAGGTGTGATATACCGGAAGACTTACAAGAATACTGGATAGCAAACCAGGAAAGATTGGGATTAAAAGGTAAATTCCTACCTGCAGAGTCTAATTTAACGCAATACAAAGTATAATATGTCAGGAGTAGCAGGAGGAAATAGAATAGAAAGAGGAGATGTACATAATACATTCAATAAGTATGTAGAAGAAGTTCTAAAAAACATACCAGGCTTTAAAAAAGCTTCTCTATCAGGATCTGTTAAGGCAGGTTCTAAAGCTGACTTTGGAGATTTAGATATCATTGTATGGTTTGAAGGAGATGATAAGAGAGAAGTAAAGCAAAGACTTATCGATGCAGCTTTAGCTCTTCCTCAAGATGTAATTGTACCTTTTAAATCAGAAAAGTATACAGGAAAAAGATATTATAATTCAGGAGAATTAATATCAGTACTTTATCCAATTGTAGGAAAAGAAAATGAGTTTATTCAAGTGGATAATATCATTTCTCTTACAGAAGAAGAGCATGCATTCAAAGGATCTTTTCTAGACTTGCCGGCTGAGAAGCAAGGATTGCTAATAGGACTAGCAAAAGTGATTCTATTGGAAGAAAATCCTGAAGAAGTATTTAGAAGAATGGGAATCTCAGGATTAACACCGCTTAAAAGAGGAGAAGAATACGAATTCAATCTATCATCAGTAAAACTAAGCCTCAGAAAGGTAAAACTTGAGAACTTTAGAGAAATAGCAAGAGAAGAGATCTGGTCTACAACAAGTTGGGGAACTATTAAGATCTTATTTAAAAATTTTAATATTGATGGTTCTTTTGAAGACCTATTAGACGATATTGCAAGAAAACTTACAAACGCTAGATCTAAAAATAGAATAGCAGGTATCTTTAAGTCAATGGTAACTGTTAAATCAGGAGAAGTAGGTACAGCCAAGGGAGCAGGTAAGGAAGCAGCACTTGAAAAAGTAGCACAAACACTTGCAGAAGCACTAGACGATGGATCAGAAGTAGTAGCTCTTTATGCTGGAGGATTTAAACCGCCACATCTTGCTCACTTTGAGAATGCTAAGTTTTTATCTACTCAAGCAGACAAGATTGTAATCTTTGTTGGACCTAAAATCAGAGAAGGAGTAAAAATAACTGCAGAACAGTCGAAAGCAATTTGGGAAATCTACGCTAAATACATAAACGTACCAGTAGAAGTTCATATCAGTAAAGTAACTCCTATCCTAGATATCTATGAATGGATTGATGCCAATCAAGATAAAGTAACAAACATTATAACAGGAGCAATGGCTGATGAAATGGGAAAATTCTCAGGAATAGAAAAAGGTAAAGCAAAAGGTAAGTATAAAAACGTAGAAGTAAAAGAACTTCCCATCATTGTAGGTAAAGAAGATAGTAAATTCTCAGCAACAGATATCAGAAAATCAGAAGACTTTTTATTATCAGGTAAATGGATTCCAAAAGTAGTAGCTAAGGAAGATAGACAAGCAATTGTAGACATAGTAGCACCGCAAGAAGAACCTGCAATTGAAGATAAAATGCTAACTGCAGTTGACGAAGTGTTTGAAAGCTTCTTTCCAAAGAAAATCAAAACAATAGAAGAAGGATCATCAGGAACACCAATTCAACCATCAGGAGCAATTCCTTCAAAAGATAGAGCAGACCTAGAACACCTATTCAACGACCTAAAACAAACAGTCGATTCAGATAAATACACAGTTGTTTTTAATCAAGATAGGATTGATATTTACATCAAGACATATTCGGATGTAGCTGTTGATCAAACACCATATCAAAAACATTTACCAGAAGGAGCACAGCAAGAAAAGTTTAACTACACTCCATATATAGGATCAATCCTAGAGTATATGTTAGATCAGGGAATGAAAATACATCCACTTCCAGAAGTAAAAATAAGATATGACGAACAAGAAGCAAATGACTTCTTTGGAAAAACAGCATATTACAATCCAGGAGATAAAGAAGTAGTACTATATGCACTTGGAAGACTTCCAAAAGATGTTTGCAGATCTTTCACACACGAAATGATTCATCACATGCAAAACCTAGAAGGAAGATTAGGACATATTGGTACTACTAATACAAACGAAGATGGTCACTTACAGGACATAGAAAAAGAAGCTTACCTAAAAGGTAATATGACTTTCCGAAATTGGGAAGATGGAATTAAAACTAAGTAAAATAAATAAAAAAGGTTATGAAAAAACAAACGGTTACAAGAAAGCAAATTATCGAGTACGTTGAAAAGTACATAGGAGAGGTGGAGAACCATTACGGTCCTTCCAAACACCAACAAACCTCTCCATATATCTTTCTAAGCAAAGATGTTATAGATGATATAAAAGGAGAGTACTGCTATATGTTTAATGAGATAACAATCTACTACAAAAACATAACAAGCCTAGAAGAACTTATTCGTACAATTATCCACGAATATCAACACTACCTCCAGTCACCCTCTTGGATGACTAGATATTATAGAATGGGATATGATTACTCAAATCACCCATATGAAATTGCAGCGTATAACGAAGAAGAAAATTGGGAGACAATATGGAAACAAGCATCATAAAATTACTAGAAGCAAAAATTCCTTATCAGATATATTGTGATATGGATGGAGTGTTAACAGATTTTCAATATAGATTTATTTCACTCCTTAGAAAAGAAGGACCAAAGTATTATTCAAAAGCAGTAATAGCACAGGTAACAAAACCAAAACACTTTCAAGCAATAGAGGGAGAAGAGGAGTTTTGGAAATTTATTGACCAATATATTGGATTAGAATTCTGGTCAGAAATGCCCTGGATGCCACAGGGGCAATTGCTATGGGATTTTATACAACCATACGGACCAAAGTTACTTACATCTCCTTCTGAAAACGACACATCAAGACTGGGGAAAAGGTTATGGGTTAGAGAGAATATAGTTCCTGCACCTGAAGTATTGTTTAGATTTGGTGATGCAAAAGCAGACTTTGCAAATGAAAACGCTATATTAATAGATGATAAACCTTCCAACCTACAAGCATTTGCTTCTAAAGGAGGAATAGCAATAGAATGTAAAAAAGGAGATTCAATCTCCGTTATAAATGAATTAAAACAACTTGGTTATGGCAAAAGAGAGCTTACTTAAAAAAGAATTTTCCTCAAAAGATGTTAACAGGGCTAGAAACATAGTCAATAAAGAATTCTCAGCAAAAACTGTAGACGGTATTGGGTATTCAAAAGCACAAGTCGCTTACAAAGAAGGAGATATTTGGGAAGAGAGTGGAAGGACCTGGACTATTAAGAATGGAATAAGACAGAATGTTACAAAGCTCGATGCAGCAAAAAAAGCATTTCAAATACCACTAACATGTCCAAAATGTAGCAGATCTATGAAGCATCATTTAGCACAAAAAATGTACAAGATACATAAAATGTGTTTTGAATGTGTAGTAGATTACGAAGCAGAACTAAGAAAAGCAGGTCTGTATGAAAGCTATGAAAAGAATATGATGCAAGGAAGCATGAAGGCATTTGCTAGAGATGTAGAGCAATGGGTGTTTGATAGCTTAGAATCGACAAATACTTTTGTAACAGAGCAAGGAGATGTAGAGGATTGGAACAATAATGACTCAGACTTCAAACAGCAAATCAGTAAGAACCTTCAGGAGTACTTAAAACACCTAAAAAGCCATATAGATTCGTAATAAGTTTTTCTTACTATTTATTTTTAAACGGTAAACAGTAAAAAAACTTATGGCAAAAGTAAAATCAGCTCCATCCACAACTAAGGTAGAAAAACCTAAAGTATCTCGCCCAGGAGTTCATGCAAAATGTAAAACATCTAAACTTAAATCTTCTAAGAACTATAAGAAGCTTTACAAAGGACAAGGATAGTATGAAACTATTAAAAGTACTTCATGAAAATTACGGAGGACCAGGTGAACTTGTTCTACCGGAATCACATCAAGCCGGAATGAGAGTTACCAAGGGAGGTTCAATGTGCGGAAATTGCGAATACTGGACCGAAGAAGGGAACCTATGTACAAGTAAGTACTGGAAGAAGTGGTCTGAGGTAGAGGAAATACCCTATCCTGCAGATGAATATTGCTGTAACTGGTGGGAACCAATGCCTGAAGAAGATAATGCAGAAGTCTAGACTTATAGAACTGGTTAGAGAAGCCTTAGACGCCTCTACAACTGCCCCTGACAACATACCAGGAGGAATGGCTCAACACACTACTATCGGAGATATAGCTAAAATGCATAAAAAACCTCTTGATCAGATTATAAAACAGATAGTAAAAGGGGTAAAAGTAGAATCAGAACACACAACAGATTTAGATATTGCTATGGAAATAGCATTTGACCATGTCTACGAGAATCCTACCTACTATGATGATTTGAAAAAAATAGAGGAAGGAATACACGATCCTGTTAAACCAGGTATATTAAAAGATAGGTTAGGAAAACTATCCTGTACAAAAGTAAGAACAGCACATTCAGCATTAGAAGATAAAGGTACTCATTATGGAAAAGCATTACAGAGATACCTAAATTATCATTGCAAATAGTAGATTAATCCAGAATAAATTCATATCTTTAGAAGATGAAAAAACTTATCAGAATAGTAAAAGAGGAGATGACACCAGCAGAAGCACAAGCTAAAAAATCTGCAATTGCATTAGCTCAAGAAAAAATAAAAGAGACAACAAAACAGTTGCAGACTGCTAAAAGTCCTTTAGAGAAAAAAGCAGCTCAAGATGCAATGGTAGCAGCTAAAGAGGACTTAGTAAAAGCTACAGCCGTACAGGAAGTTTTATCAGAAGAAACAAGAAAATATACTGCAGAAGAATCAGGAGCTATCGGAAAAACAGTAGGTAAATCACTTCTAAAAGTACTAAGAGCACAAGGAGATGAAGTAGTTGACATAAGACTTACAGGAGTAGGACTTAACAAATTTAATATCCGGGTAAAATACGGTAATAATAAAGGACAAGATCTTTTTAAATTCACATTAAACCCAGAGATAGAAAGCATTGTACTAGACTTAGGAAGCGAGCCAATGGAGCTGGTTGACTTCGTAATAACACAGGGTAATACCGTCTCTCTACCTACTCCTGAACTAGAAGATAAACTAAGTGATGCAATGAAAAAGTACGTTGGAGAACCAAGCCCTGAGGAGTATGATCAAATGGCTGCAATGGAACCAGTATCAGATCCATCACAAATAAACAAACATATCTCAGAAGTAGGTGCTAAAGGCTTTGGGGAATATTTCTCAATACCAGGTTTAGGAGAATTTAGAACAGTAGATGTTAGGGACGGAATTGTAAATGCAATTGATAGCTCACAGAATAGAAAATCTTTTAGATTAGAAAAAGTTCAACAAGAGAATCCTAATTACGGTAAAAAAGCACCAAGAGAAAAAAAACCAAGAGAGGAAAAACCTCAAGGAGTTCGTCCATATACAGAATCTCAATACAGAAAAATCTTACAAGGAGCAATTGATGATGCAGGAAGTACGGAATTTGCTTATGATATAGCAGACTCTATGATATTGGATGTTCAAATACTTGCCAGACTTGCAAAAGACTATCCAGGAGCCTCAGCTAGAGAGTTAAAACAAAGACTTCAATGGGACCTAGAAGCTTGTGATTCACCGGAAGATAATTATGATGATGACTACGAAGGTGAAGTAGTAGAACAGGTCAACGAAGATGACTACCTACAATCAGACGATGAATCTTCAATGGCAAAAGCACAATTAAAATCCATTCAATCAAATGCAAGTAAGTTAATGAATATACTTGACGATGATGAGCAATTAGATGCTTGGGTTCAATCCAAACTAACAAAAGCAGAAGATTATTTAGATGCAGTAGCAGGATATTTAGAGTCAGAACAAGATGAACAAGGGCAAACAATAGTTGCAGTAGCACTAAACGAAAAGAAAGCTACATATTGCGGAAGATGTGGACATACTCACGTTAAGGGTACACCTTGTCCAAGACCTTTTAAGGAAGGATTAGATCCAGTTGGAAAAGAAGACGACGATATTAACAATGATGGAGAGGTCGATAAAACAGATAAGTATTTAAAAAATAGAAGAAAAGTTGTTTCTAAGAAAATAACTAAAGAAGAAGTACAGCAACTAATGCTAGAAGCATACGTTGAGGTTCTTCAAGAAGAAGAGGGAGCAGTTCTAAAAACATCTACAGAAGAAATATTAGGAAAATTTCCTACAGTCAAAAAAACACTAGTATCTCTCTTCACAAGAGAATATCCAGAATTTATAACAGATGTAAAGTGGGTAGTACCAAAGCCTTCCACATTTGCAATTAACCTTAAAAACGGACAATCGTTTAATATTAAATGGATGGGTAAAGGATTTGAAGCACAGATTGAAGGTAAGAAATACTACCTCGACAAGCTGCCAGAATACCAACAAGCATTAGATAAAATAAACGACATTCTTAAAAACGGCCCAATCACAACTGGTGAAGAACCAGGTGGAGAGGACTTCGCAGGAGCCGAACCAGCAGCAGCCGGAGGTGGTGGAGACTTTCCAGGAGGAGAAGCTGGAGGCGGTGAAGAAGCACCAGCACCAGAAGGTGGAGAAGAGGGCGGAGAAGCAGCAGGAGCAGAATTTGAAGAAGAAACACCAGAAGCACTTTAATGAGCGTAGTAGATAAAATAGTTACAGAATGGGCCTTTCGATGTAAGAAAGGATACCCAGATATGAATAATTCTGACGATATGAAAATATTGAAAGAAATTTATTCTGAATACGGAATAGTGATGGAAGAGGAAAAACCTACGGAGAAGTACTCTATAGACAGCCTAATAGCTTTGTTAAAATCTCAAACTGAAGTACTAGACCCTGCTTTTATCGAAAAGATATACCACACAGTAGCAGCTAAGGGTAAGAAACTAGGAGGTACATTAACCAGCATTATACAGAAGAAAAACTTAGAATTTGCACAAGACAGTATATTCACTAAAGTAGATCAGATACCAGGACTAGAAGCAAAGCTTGTAAACTATTTACAGGGATCAGAAAAATTAACATTTGAGGATCTAGGAACTTCAGGAAACTTAAATAACGTACTAACCGCTGGAACATCTCTTCCTGAAACATTTATAGATTCTATTATAAACCTACCTACGGTAGATGAGAATAATAAAGGAGTAGGAAGATGTGAGGTTGCTTTAGCTTTACTGCTTGATGGAGGACATAAAGGGGTAGGAAAAGGTGATGTACAAGTAGGAAATAACAGTATAGAGGTAAAATCTTATAAAGCTCGACTAATGGGAAGGCTTGAAAACCTCCAAAAGCTGTATACAGACCTAGAAACAGCAACAGGAATATCACCAGGAAAAGGAACTAAGCAAAAAGTAAACCTAGTGGAGTACCTAAAACGTATTGCATTAACAGAGGAGTTAGACGGAGATACTCTTGAACAGGTAAAAGCAGCAATTAAAAGAGAGTTCGGCAGTAGTGTATCTATAGATTTTAAAAAACCAGAATTAATTAAGCAAGAACTTCTATCTTGGTATGTAAATACCTTCCTAAACACTGAAGCTCAGCACGATACTCATGTTATGGTATACTTAGCTCCTGATTATAGAATATATACCAGAGAGGGTTTTAAAAACGCAATTACTAAAGAAGAGATAATTCTAACAAATATCACTGCCACAGCAAAATATCCACAGATAATCTCTTTTAGCTAATAACAAACTATTTATAAACAAAAATAAAACACAAATGGCAGATAATTTTAATTTAAGAACATTCTTATCCGAGAATAAACTTACTAAAAACGCACAACTTCTTTCAGAAGGAAGTGATTATGGGTATGACGCTTTAATGGACGTAGTCGATAACGAATACGACGGAGATCCAGCAATAGCAGCAGCAGTAGAAGATGCTTTTAATAGCGGAGATATTGATACATCTGAATTCGGAAACGATCTAAATGCAGCTTCTAGAGCAGTAGCACAAATTGCAAACGGACATGATACTGAAGCAGCTCAAAATGCAGTTGAAAGAGATTTGTACGAATCAAGACTAACTGCTAAAGAAAGACGTTTAGTAGAAATGGTAAACAATGCCATGGGAATGCAAGAAGAAGAAAATGTAGATTATACAATGGGACGTCAAGACGATCCAAACCAACTTCCTAATCCTGCTCCAGAACTAAACATTCCAGAAGGAGAAGAAAGCATTGAAGAAGGAAAACCTCTTCCAAAATATAATTCAATTGAAGAATTGATGAAAGAGATTGAAAACGGAACTAACGAAGCAGCTCATAAATACAAAATGGATGAGATGAAAAGAGTTTACGAAGCACTAGAGGCTAAAGTAGGATCTTTAGAAGAAGGAGAACATGCTGAACACATCGATCAAAAAGCTGTTAAACAAATGCGTAAAGATATTGCAGCATTAAGAAAAGCAGAAGAAAAATTAAGAAAAGAATTCGAAAAAAAATTCACAGGTAAAGAAAAGAAAGAAGCTCCTAAAAAAGAAAAAGAAGTAGTAGCATTGCAAGAAAACAAAAACACAAATACAATGGAAAATTTTGATTTAAAAAAGTTCTTAACAGAGAACAAATTAACTGCTAACTCTAGAATGTTAAATGAACTAAGCCCAGAACTACTAGCAAGAGCAGCTGAAAAAGCTACTTCTCAAGGTAGAACATTACAGGCAAATAAATTCTCTGCCGCTGCCAGACAGCAAACATATAAAGCTGCAGCAATAGAAAAAAGCGCTAAAATAGAGCCAATGAAACCTTTTGAAGGTAAAGAAATAAACCTATACTATGACATAAAGACTGATAAAGGCATTACTCAAGCAGTAACTGTTCCTCATAAGATATCTAACATAGAAATAGATACCAACGGAGCTATGGCAGTGTATTTAACACAGACAAGTAACAACTCTATAGCTAGCCAAAAAGCATTCTTTTTTATACCCGAAGCAGATCATTACAGATTATCAGCAAGCGGATTTACCCATGAGAACTTCCTAATAAGAGGACTTGACCAAGCTGGAGCACAACTACTTTGGAAGTTGTCTAAAGCATTTAAACCCGATACACAGGTTACTCCAAACACTTTGGTAGACGGAGCACCAACCCCTTTAGCAGGTAAGGCATTTCAACCAACACCAGCACAATAGTACAATTAAGTAAAAACAAAACAAGCCCACCCCACAAAGGTGGGTTTTTTTATATCCACATATTTATAATATATAAGTATATAATATGTCACAACCAGATATAAAACAAATAGTAGCCCAAGAGTATATAAAGTGTGCAAAAGATCCTGCATACTTCATGAAGAAGTATTGCTACATTCAACATCCAACAAGAGGTAGAATTTTATTCAACCTATACCCATTCCAAGAAGGAGTACTACATTTATTCAGAGATGAAAAAATGTTAATAACTCTAAAGTCAAGACAGTTAGGAATATCTACACTAGCCTCAGCATACGCACTTTGGTTAATGATCTTCCACAAAGACAAAAACGTTTTAGCATTAGCAATTACTCAAGCCACAGCTAGAAACCTTGTAACCAAAACGATTTTCATGTACGAGAATCTACCAAAATGGCTACAATTACCTTTTACAGAAAAGAATAAATTATCTCTTAGACTTAAAAACGGTTCTAAAATCACAGCTAAATCCTCAAATGCAGATGCAGCACGTTCAGAAGCAGTATCACTCTTATTAATAGATGAGGCTGCCTTTATCGATAATATTGAAGAAACATTTACTGCAGCACAGCAAACCCTAGCAACAGGAGGACAGTGTATGGCACTTTCCACACCAAATGGTGTAGGAAACTGGTTTCATAAAACATGGGAAAAAGCTGAAGCAGGAGAGAATGGATTTGTTCCTATTAAATTAAAATGGGATGTTCATCCTGAAAGAAAACAAGACTGGAGAGATGAACAATCAAGACAATTAGGAGAAAAACATGCAGCACAGGAATGTGATTGCGACTTCATGTCATCCGGAGATTCAGTAATTGAGGTTGAAAATATGGCTTTCTATGAAGAAACTTATGTAAAAGATCCAACAGAAAGAAGAGGGGTTGACGGTAATCTTTGGATATGGGAATCACCTGACTATAGTAAATCTTATATGGTTGTTGCCGATGTCGCTAGAGGGGACTCTACCGATTACTCCGGCTTCCATGTCTTTGATATTGAAAGCTGCACACAAGTAGCAGAATATAAAGGAAAGATATCACCTAAAGAATACGGAAACGTATTGGTAGGAATAGCAACAGAATACTGTGATGCACTACTTGTAATAGAGAATGCCAATATAGGATGGTCAACCATTGAACAAGTAATATCCAGAGAATACAAAAACCTATACTATTCATCTAGATCAGATAATGAA